TTGATATCTCACATTTTAGAGATGCAGCTGGCACAGACTGGACTACAGTTGGTACGCGATTGCAGCAAAAAATTGATGCTACCTGGATGGCATGGCAGCAATTTAACGGTAACGGAAATCCAGGCGGTATAGCTTGGGGTACTGGCCAAACAAATACTTCACCGCAATCGATTGCTGAAGCAATGCGATTAGATAGCAGCGGTAATGTTGGTATCGGTACTTCGTCTCCCTCTAACTGGTATAGCTTTTCTGCTAGAATTGTAGTAGCAAAAGCACATGACGGTGCAACTATGATAGGAATAGGTAATTCTAATAGTAGTGCAAATGCCGCGTGTACTTTAAAATATATCGGAGGAACTGCAAATTCTCATGCTACTTCTGCATTAATTGACAACTCCGGCAGTCCTTATTTTACTGACGATATTGGGTCAGGTGTTTTGTATAGAAAATGGGGTATAGCTGGTACTGAAAAATTAAGACTTAATACTACTGGGTTTTATGTTTATAATTCTGCAATGGAAACACGCGCAGTTGATACATCTACTAGAATACGATCAATAAATTCAAGTTCAGAAACAACTAAATGGGCAGGATTTGAAGCACTTCATTATTCGGGCAATTTAGCAGGTAATGCTGATAATGCCGGATTTAGTGTATTAGAACTGTTTAGAAGTAGAGGTACTGAAGCGAATAAACTTGCGGTACAAACTGACGATGCGATAGGGTGTTTAACCGGATGGGGTTGGGATGGCACTGGATATAACGATGTAGCTCGAATCTATTTTACTGCTGATAATGCATTTAGTGCAGCTGATGCACGTGGCAGAATTGATTTCCAAACTCAAACTGGTACTACATTATCAACTGCAATGACAATTAAATCTACAGGTAATGTTGGTATTGGTACTACTTCACCAGGCTATAAACTTGATGTAGTAACAACTGGGGTTAGATTTCAAAGTGGTACATCTGAAACTGATATATTTTTAGGACCACAAACTAATCAAGGTTATGTATATGGTAATAGTACTGCAATAGGATTTTATAGTGGAACTACTGGTGCAAACATTGCACTAAACAAAGATACTACTAATGCAGGGGTATTCATATCTAGCGGAACCGGTTCATACCAAATTGGATTTGATACTGCATCAACACGTAGAATGACAATTTTTGGCAATGGTAACGTTGCAATTGGTACTGTTATAGATGACACTACTAGCAAATTACAAGTAAACGGGACAGTAAAAGCAACTGCATTATTATTGCCAGGTTCAACATCAGGTACAATTACACTGACACCAACTGCTACTGCAGGTACTACTACAATTACATTACCTGCTACTTCGGGAACAGTTATCACTTCGGGTGATACAGGTACAGTTACATCAACTATGATCTCTGACGGCACTATTGTTAACGGCGATATTAGTGCCACTGCTGCAATTGCAGTGTCAAAATTAGCAGCAAGTACTATTTCCGGTGTGACCTTAGGAAGCAATTTAAATAGTTTAACTATTAGTACTGGATTATCAGGCACTAGCTATAACGGATCAGGTGCGGTAACAATTGCAATTAATAATACAGTTGCATTAAGAGCAGATACACCCTATATTGGCACTACTGCAGTTGCATTAAATAGAGCGTCAGGAGCTTTGGTATTAACAGGCATTACATCTATAGATGGTAGCTCTGCATCCGTTGCAAGCCAAGGATCAGTTACAAATAATACAACTGGTACTGGAATTACTGCAGGGTTATCTCATGCTCAAGTTTATAATAACGGTTATCCTACACTATACGGTAACGTAATGACTATGTATGGTTCAGGTGTTAGCCAGTTATTGCTTGGTTGGTCAGGCACAACTGGTGCTACTGCTGATAACTATATTCGATCTTTAAGAGATTCTGCAGTAGGGACTAACGGTTGGTCAGCTTGGGATAAAATTATAACAAGTGCTAATTATAACACATATTCACCAACGTTGACTGGTCTAGGCGCATCTGGAACTTGGGCAATTACTGCAGCAACTGTAACTACGAATGCAAATTTAACTGGTGTAGTTACATCGAGTGGCAACACTACATCGTTTGGAAGCTCGACAGGTACAGGCAGTGTTGTATTAAGTGCAACACCTACGTTAACTGGTAATATGAACATCGATTCCGTACAAGCTAGTGGTATGGGGGTAATTGGTCAATATGACGCGGTGGCTGGTAGTGCATCGACATGGTACAATGCTGGTTTTAGAAACGATGGCGGAAACGTTTACTTATTAAGTTCAAATGTTCAAACTACGCAGGCGTTAGCAAAGGCTGCATCTTGGAATGCATATAGACCACTGTCGTGGAATTTAAGTACTGGCATATTATCGTTATGTGCTTCGGGACAATCTATTAATATTGCAGGCGGCGGCGGAAGTTCACAAATAAACATTGCATCAGCAAATAACTACGGTGGTACAGGGTATGCTGGATTTTTTACATTATCGAATACTACCGTTGGGGCAACTAACCCTAACAAATATATTCGTTTAAATACTACAGGTGGTCTTGAACTAGTTAACAGTGCATATAATGCAGTAATTTTTACAGTAACAGATGCAGGGCAGCTTAACGTCCCCCAATTATTAACTACTTCAATTACAACCGGTGCTGATGCAACAACTGGAACAATTCAAGGTACTTGGTCATTAAGTGGTTCGAGTAAGTTACAAGCTACGTATGCCGACTTAGCAGAATATTACACTAGCGACAACGAATACGAACCCGGTACTGTATTAGTGTTCGGTGGTAAAGAAGAAGTAACCGTTTCGCAAACGTATACCGATCGTAAACTAGCAGGCGTTGTTTCAGAATCTGCAGCGTATATAATGAACACAAACTGTCCCGGAATTAAAGTATGTATTGCATTGCAAGGACGTGTTCTTGTAAAAGTTGTTGGTCCAGTGGAAAAAGGTGATTTTCTTGTTACTTCTGATATTCCTGGATATGCAATTGTAAACAATGATCCTAAAGTAGGAACTGTTATCGGTAAATCATTAGTTAACGATAACAGTGTTGAAAAAAGATTGATCGAAGTTGCCATCGGACGTGATTAAATTATATCAATAATTTCAATAACAGTTTGGATTTTAGTTTGTATGATTTTATTACGCAAGCTAAGATCTAAACCTCGATGCACCGGCTTAGGTAAACTTTTTAAAGTAAACCATCCCCACGCAACGTGTTCGTCACTTAACTTTGGAATAAATTCATCTTGAATTAAACAAAAATATGTATGAAAATTAAAGACACTATCATTAGAAACAAATTTTTCTAAGGGTAGTGTTTTTTTAATGATCGGAAGGAACCCAATTTCTTCCTCAATCTCACGTGTAAGACCTTGCCACGGGTTCTCATTAATTAAATTTGTGCCGCCTACTAATCCCCAAGTACCTTGATGCTTACCCGAAGACTTTTGTATTAGCAAAACTCGATGAGTGTTTTGTGCGTAGATTAATGCTCCGCTACAAATAATTTTATCTTTTACAGTTCTATTTTCCATAAGCCTGCTTTGTACACTTCTTCTAATGATTTTACCCACGAAACACCGTTCCATAAGTATTGTACTCCTGTGTATATATTTGTTTGCCAGACCATGGTATCACGTTCTTGATTACTGTCAAATATAACATTCCATCTAGAGCCTGTCCATTCGATAATATCATTTGCACGCGCGATTAAGTCAACACCGCTTGTTGATTTCCAGGCATCGGCACCGTCTTCGTTTTGAATTGCACCCATGTCCTCAATAATAATAAATCTAAGTTTAACAGGAATATTTTCAATACCGTTATATTCTACTAGTGGGTTAAATGTTTGTGGATTTACGATTGCGTCGACTTTACTTCTTGCAGATGATTGATCAAATCCTTGATCAGTGCTAAACAATCCGTTGCTATCAATTAACGAATCAAACTGTAAAGTTAAAGGATCCCATACTACATTTAAAATAACCGGATCAACATCGTCAATATCAAGTGTACCAACGATTTCACTACCATCGTCCTGACTTAAAAATATTCTACTTACACCTGAAATAAAATCAGCACCGTATGCAGCAAAAATATCAGTCCAGTTTATCGGATGGCCTTGTCTTATTGGTATTTCGATAACAGGTTCTGCAGGTACGACATTTTCTGATGGCCCTAATAAGATTACTTGATTATCATACACTTGAATATTAAACCTTGTAATAGTAGTCCTAATTTTTGTTATTAACTCTGCAAGCGAGGGGGTAGGCTCTGCAGTATCAATTCCGAGACCTTCAACATAACCTGTCTTATTGTAATCATGTTGCCCCCAGATGCCTGTGATAATATTGGTTATTACGCCAAGCTGTTTAACTTTAACCGGTGGACTTATCCAAATTGGCGTGTCTAACGTTATTGTTGCAATATCAATAGGACTATCTGTGCCGACTGGTACTTGTCTACTTGACCAATTTACATCATTTAAGTATAATACACTCAAACTTGTCCAATCGAGATAGTTTTCGTTAGTTTGCAATTCTAAACTTGGGTTAAAGAACATTAAGATTTGTTCTAATAACTGTAATTTTTGATCGGTATTTGCCGACCAAATATCAACTTTTAATGCAAGTTTAAACGGAGTTGGCATTAATCGTTCAACAGTGTAATTACGACCGTTAGTATTATTATACTCACCGGTTATAGGAT